ATCGCGTGGGTGCTAGATACCTAACTGCTGCCACTGGTATGACCATGAAAGAAATCAAAGATAATCCTACCAAAGCTCGTGACTTATATGCACCAGTTAAAGAACGCATCAAGATAAAAGACGCAACTGGTCGTGACATGGCTTGGGTTGAGAGTATATGTAAGACATTCAAGCCAGACATTGTATTGTTAGACATGGGTGATAAGTTTGCTAAGACAGCAGGATTTGCCAGAACAGACGAAGCCTTGAAAGCAAATGCTGTTCACGCTCGTATGATTGCCAAGCAACATGAGTGTGCTATCTTTTATATGTCACAGCTTTCTGCAGATGCGGAAGGTAAAGTATTACTCAATCAATCTATGATGGAAGGCTCACGTACAGGTAAGGCAGCCGAAGCTGACCTTATGATATTGATAGCCAAGAACCCACCTGTCGATGGTCAGGAAGAAGAGGACTCACAAAGACATTTAAATGTTGTTAAAAATAAATTGACAGGATGGCATGGTGTGGTACACTGCGAACTTGATTACAAAACTGCGAGGTACTTATCGTGAAAATAGTTGTTGATGTAGAGAATACAGTTACCAAACGAGATGGTAAGATGCATCTAGACCCATTTGAACCAGACAATACTCTTGTCATGGTTGGAGTGTTGACTGATACTGGCGAGGAGCATATCGTGACATTTGACCACGCAGGTGCAGAAGCCACACCCAATGGTCATAAGATTGTTCAAGATTTACTTGATAAAGCAGGTGCTGTCATATGTCACAACTCTGCGTATGATTTGATGTGGCTATGGGAGTCTGGATTTAAATATGATGGTGCAGTGTTTGACACAATGCTTGCTGAGTATGTGTTACAGCGTGGTATTAAACAACCACTGTCTCTTGAAGCATGTGCAGAGAGATATGAGCTAGATACTAAAAAGCAAGACACACTTAAGAATTATTTCAAGCAAGGCATGTCTACAAGAGATATACCACATGATGAATTGTCTGAGTATTTGTCAGCAGATTTACATGCTACACAGCAGTTAGCTGATAAGATAATGTATAAATTAAATACAACTGATTCTACTTTAATGGATACAGTTCTGCTGACCAATCAGTTGGCTGTAGGTTTGGCTAAGATATATAACAGAGGATTTAAGGTAGACTTCTCTGCTCTTAGCGATGTTCGCGTTGAGTACGAAACAGAAAAGAAAAATCTTCAGTCTGACTTACAGCATATAGTGAGAGATGTTATGGGAGATACTCCTGTCAATCTCAACAGCCCAGAACAACTATCGTGGGTTATATATGGTAGGAAAGTTAAAGACAAAGCTGAGTGGGGTAATAGCATAGACCCATACATGACAAGCTCCGACTTCAAGCAAGCTATAGCTGAAGGTACAGAGAGGTTATATAGGACAGACTCAAAGCAATGTTCTGACTGTTCTGGGTATGGTAAGGTACGTAAGACAAAGAAGGATGGCACTCCATTCTCAAAAGAATCTCGCTGTGGTACATGTGATGGAGCAGGATATCTATTTAAAGCTACAGACAAACGTGCGGGATTTTGTTTTGTACCGCCATCGCCTAAGTGGGCATCAGCTAATGGCTTTACAACTAATAAGGTAAACCTGCAAGTTTTAGAGAGTACAGCCAAGAATAAGAATATGGTTAAGGCTCAAGAGTTTCTCAGTAAAGTTCGTAGGCTATCTGCTGTAGATACATACCTATCTTCTTTTGTTGAAGGTATATCTACACATATGAAACCAGATGAGATGCTACACGTAAGATTGCTACAGCATCGTACATCTACAGGTAGACTATCGGGTGCTGACCCAAACATGCAAAACATGCCCAGAGGTGGTACGTTTCCTGTAAAGAAAGTATTTATATCTCGTTGGAACAGTCCTGCTTTTGGTATGAAAGGATATATACTTGAAGCTGACTTTGCACAACTGGAGTTCAGAGCTGCGGCATATTTGTCACAGGACAAAGTTGCTATGGAAGAAGTATCTACAGGCTTTGATGTTCATGCCTACACTGCTAAGATTATATCTGATGCAGGTCAGCCTACAAGCAGGCAAGAAGCAAAGGCACATACATTCGCTCCGCTATATGGTGCAAGTGGGTTTGGTAGAACTAAAGCAGAAGCAAGTTACTACGAACATTTTACTCAAAAGTATTCGGGTATAGCAGAGTGGCATAAGACTTTAGCTCGTAGTGCTTTAGACAACCAGGAGATTAGTACACCATCAGGTAGAGAGTTTTCTTTTCCTGATGTGTCGCGTAATAGAAGTGGCAGAATAAGTCACTTTACACAAATAAAGAATTATCCTGTGCAGTCGTTTGCTACAGCAGACATAGTGCCACTGGCACTGCTACACATTGATAATCTTTTAGAGCCGATGCGGTCTTGTATAGTCAATACAGTACACGATAGTATTGTTATTGATGTGCATCCACATGAAAGAGATGGAGTGATTGATGTCATAAATAGAACTAATAGAGAGCTATCGTCTTTGATATCAGAGCGTTGGGGTATAACCTTCAACGTACCTTTATTATTGGAAGCAAAAATAGGTCACAATTGGCTTGACACTAAAGATGTTATATGATATAACTATTTCTCATTTGTTAAAAAGGAGACAACATAAATGACAGAACTTACAACTATAGACCCGAATAATTGGAATGCGATGGCGAAAGCTATGGGCATAGCTAATGAAGCTCCTGCGAAAGCTAAGAGCAGTTCTTTGGCTAGGCTTAGAATTAACCACTCGCCTATCATGGGTACAGCAGAAGTTAAAGGTAAAAGTGTTAACGTAGAAACTGTTAGCGGTGGTGCATACAAACTGGAGATTCCAGATGGTGATACCTACTATGCTAACTCCATAAAGATAAGACCACATATGCAAAGGTTTATGTATAAGCGATTTGTTATGGGTGGTTCTAACGCCCCAAATCGTTTTATTAAAACTATTATGTCTGACAATCTTAATGTAGATTTGAAAGACAATGATGGTGGCTTTAATTGTGGTAAACCTGCAGGATATATACAGGACTTCAAGGCATTGCCTGAGAAGACACAAGACCTTATCAAGCAGATAAAAAGAGTACGAGTTGTGCTTGGTGTTGTTGAGCTAGTGAATCCCATGAATGCAAAAGGTGAAGAGGTATCAGTAGATGCTATGCCTTTCATATGGGAGATTGACAATAGAGATGCCTTCAAGCTCGTTGGAGAATCCTTTGCTAGTCTGGCTAAGTTACAGAGATTGCCCATTCAGCATATGATAACTGCATCAACCGATGAAAGAAAGTTACCAAATGGCAATAGCTTCTTTGTTCCTGTAGTGTCCTTAGACGTTTCTAAAACTCTTGACATAACGCAAGAAGACCAGAAGATTTTTGGTGATTTTATAGCGTGGTTGGACAACTACAATACTTATATATTGAATCTGTGGTCAGAAAAAGCTAACGCACGTATGAGCGATGAAGATACGAGCGTTGTTGATGACTTAGTGGATATTGAAGTTGAGGAAGTAGCCTAATGAATCATCCTGCTGAACTGGCATTGCACCAGTACTTTGAAAATGCGGTTAAAGGCAAGACTACCATGTCTGATAAAACCATTAAACAAGTAGCAACTGATGTGGCTAGTGCTATGCAACGTCAGTTTGGTGGGACTAAGAGTAGGAGAGACTTCCGCATTAGAATGTCTAATGTAGGTAGACCATCGTGCCAACTGTGGTATGAAAAGAATAAGCCTGAGAAAGCTTTGCCATTTCCTTCATCATTTATAATGAACATGATGCTAGGAGATATAGTAGAAGCTGTATTCAAAGGTGTAATGACTGAAGCAGGTATTCAATACGAAGATGCCAAAGAAGTTTCTCTAGACGTTGGTGAGTCAACTGTATCTGGAACATATGATATTGTTGTTGATGGTGCAGTTGACGACATCAAGTCTGCTTCAGACTGGTCTTATAGAAATAAGTTTGAATCCTACGATACACTAGCAGAGTCAGATGGCTTTGGATATGTAGGACAGTTAGCAGGTTACGCCAAAGCGTCGGGTAAAAAAGTCGGTGGTTGGTGGGTTGTTAACAAAGCAAACGGACATTTTAAATACGTACCCGCAAGTGGTCTTGAGTTAGATAAAGAAGTAGCTAAGATAGAAAAGAACGTAAAGACAGTTAATGCTAATGTGTTTAAGCGTTGCTTTGATGCTGAAGAAGAAACTTTCAGAGGAAAGCCTACAGGTAATAAAGTGTTAAATCAGAACTG